TACTGAAAGTCCCAAGGAATTGGGAATGGATAGTCACGGCCCAAACCAGATGCCCATGGGAATCGTTAAAAAGAAAGTTTCAACGCCTTCCGAAGGCTCTTTTAACTTTCGTTAATATGGATCGGGGGGTGAAAGCCCCCCTTTCTCTGAGGATATCATTATGTTAATAATGGGCAGTAGGAAATTTCAGAGAGATACGTTTGACAAGAAATCAAAGCCAGAAAATAATCCACGTGAAAGTGGGTATACTTTGGTTACTGGTCCAGACGAATATTTTAATGAAGATAATCAGAAGCAGAATAATGCTCGTGTTGGAAACAGACCGGAGTGGGTTGGCTGGTCTTTAGAATAATAAGGAGATTAAGTGGAGATTGATTGGGAGAAACCTTACGCCACAATTTATGGTGATCAAAAAATAAGGTATGAACAAGGCGGTTTTAATTTTGATGTGTCTGGTAAAGAAGTAACTGAAAAAGATATTAACTGGGCAAAAAAACAAAAGGGATTAGGCGGTAGAACTCTTTTAATGCATTATGCAAGAGATGAGGGTATTGAATTCTCTAATAATGAAAAGATTGAGTCGGTCAGAGAAAAAGTTATAACGCATATGTCATGAAGAAGATATATGTTCCTACTAAAATAGTAGAAGACTATGTGCCAAAAGATTTTGGCGGTATAAGAGAAGAAAAAACTGCATGTGTTGTAAGGTACGGTGGTTTTGGGGATATGATTCAGGCTTCCTCTTTGTTTCCAGTGTTAAAGGAAATGGGATATAAAGTCTGTGTTAATACTACTGAGATAGGTAATTCTCTTCTTTTGAATAATCCTTATGTTGATGAATTGATAGTTCAAAATGATAATCAAATAAGTAATTTTTCTCTTGGCGAATACTGGGAAAAAATGTCGCTATGTTTTGATAAGTTTATCCAGTTATCAGAGTCTATAGAAGGAACTTTACTTCTTAATCCTAAAAGAACTATTGAGATTGATGATAGACCTCATGTTGTTGAGGCTTGTGAAGAATATGATTGGCCCAAGGAAAGGATACACGAACTGTGTAATAAAAACTATCTTGAGGAAACTCATAGAATAGCGGGTATAGATTTTAAACCTGCTCCTTTTTATTATCCTTCATCATTAGAAAAGAGATGGGCTAAAAAAACTAGGAAGAAAATTAAGACAAGGAATGTGGTAATGGTTGTTCTGTCTGGTTCTTCTGTTCATAAAGTATATCCTTGGATGGATAATGTTATTGCTACTCTTCTTTTAAAAAGGAAGGATGTTAGCATAATTACAATGGGTGACGCAATTTGCCAGCTTCTTGAGGCTGGATGGGAGAATGAACCTAGAGTAATCACCAAGTCTGGAAAATGGTCTATTACAAAAACGCTTTCGTTTCTTCCTCACTGTGATGTAATTGTAGGACCAGAAACTGGTTTGTTAAATGCCGCTAGTGCGATGAAAAATCATAAGTGTATTTTTCTTTCTCACTCATCTAAAGAGAATTTAACAAAGCATTGGAGAAACACTACATCTATGGAACCAGATGATTGTCCTTGCTTTCCTTGTCATAAGTTACATTATGGCTTTGCCACTTGTAATAGGGACAAGGAAACGGGGGCTTCTTTATGTGCCGCTAATATAGAACATTCTAAGGTAGCGCAAGATATATTAAGGAATCTTAAATGAGTACATATATAGAACTTTGTCAAGATATGGCTAGGGAAGTTGGAATACCCGGCACAGGGCCGTCTACTGTTACACCAACAGCAGAAGATGAGGCAGACGTAGTTCGATATATTAAAGATGCTAATACAGATATCTGTAGTATGTGGTTTAACTGGGATTTTTTATGGTCAGAGCATTCTACAACTACTGTTGCTTCAACATCAACAATAACTTCTCCATCTGATTTAGCCCAGTGGAACATAGATTCTGTTGTTTATGACCCAACGGGTGAAAATTGGCAACCTCTTACATATGTGGGATGGAGACAGTATAGGGAAGATTACAAATATGGAACTATAGATACTGGAGTTCCTGAGTTCTTTTCAGTTAAGCCAGATAATGTAATTGATATGTATCCCACGCCTAATGCGGCAACAACACTTACTGCTGAGTATTGGGCAACACCAACCGTATTAAGTTCTGCTTCAGATACCCCTGTAATACCCACTAGATTTCAGAGAATAATTATTTGTAGAGGAAAGATGTATTACTCCGAACAGAATGATGCACCGGAAGTTCTATCCTCTGCTGTTGCAGAGTTTAATGATATTCTGGGCAAATTAGAGGCAGATCAATTACCCGCGCAAAGAGATAGGAGATTTTCTATTGTCCAGAATCTTGAGAACTACACGGTGGTTCCTGAATGAGATATGCGACGAGTATTCCAAAGTCAACAACAGCGACTAAATATTTTCCTTTCTCAGGTGGGTTGAACATTGTTGATCCAGTTCTTTCTTTAGAGCCGGGTGAATGCATAGCTGCTAAGAACTTTGAAGTAGACATAAGGGGAAGATATAAGAGGCTTGATGGGTATGAGAGAGATGATGGAACTGGACTTCCATCTGCGATTACCTACTATAGGATTCCGTATACTATAGGATCAGCCAAAGATTCTGTTTTTGATAGTGCGTATGGAATTTCTTTTGATCTCCAAATTCCTCGCGTAGGTGATATGGTCAAAGGAGAAACAAGTGGGGCCATAGGGCAGATTTTGGTTGTAACTGTGGAGGAAATAGTTACCGCCGCTGGTGCGTTTATAGATAATGATGCAGAAGGATACATCTATTTTACAGTTACAAGCGGGACGCTTCAGGAAGGAGAGACAATATATTTTCTAAATAAAGATAGCGCCTTTGGAAGCGCATATAACGTGGAGTATGGATAATGGGTACACCAACAGCATTAAGACAAACTAGGGCATATCTGACTGGTACTAGCTTTGCCAATAATACAACTGGCGCAATTACAGCGCAGATGATCAGGCAATTCACAGAATCAGGGATGGGTGGATACGCTTGCATTAATAATGCGGCAGGAGATGGAACTCCAGCAACTCAAGCTGTAGCAAATGCAACTACGGTAACTATAGATTGGTCTTTAGGATCATCTGGATCGGATGTTGCACAAGATACTGGGACGGTATCTTCAACAACTGTGGGAACAGACGCTGACTATGCCAATGATCAAATAAGAATATATGACAAAGGATTTTTCGCAGTGAATTGTTGCTTGTCAATAAAGCAATCAGCTACTGCTAATATTATCTGGACAGCTATGATATCTACTGATAATACTGGAGGCTCTACAACCGATGCTCCAGCATTAAAATCAAGTCAGTATATAACTAATGCTAATGACTCTGCTAATTTTAATATGTGCGGAGTAATTGACACTACTGGTCATACAACTTATACAGATGTGTACGCTAGACTTAAACACGATAATGGAAGCAGTCAAAACATGCTGTTATGGTATGGTCAGTTAATGGTATATAGGATAGGGTAATGGGGCTTTATGCCACTTGCTTATCAAATGGCCCCCCTGTATTAAGGGATGCTACTGTAGATTCAACCTTAGTTACTGAACTACAGGAGCGAATAGAGGAGAAGAGGGAGACTATTACTGTTGTTCCCGGCGAGGGGAACGTGCTTGGTGTATGGGGATATGGTGGAAGTATATATGCCTTTAGAAATGATTCAGGTGGCGCTACTGCTAGTATGTACAAATCTACTACTGCTGGATGGACTCAAGTAGATTTAGGAACCGCATTAAATTTCAATGCAACAACAACCAACGGTGAGATGGTGGTTGGAGCGGCTTTAACTGGCGCAGGTGGGGCTACAGGAACTATAGCTGGAGTTTCTTACTTTGGAAACTGGGATACTGGCGCAGAAGGGACGGTTGTTTTAACTGAGATAACTGGAACTTTTGTTAATGGAGAGGCTTTAAGTAGTCCAACAATATCATTTGATGGTGGCATTGTAGAGATATTTGAGAATGATGTCATAACCGGAGCCACTTCAGGTGAGACTGCAAAGGTTAAAAAGGTTCAAATTGCATCAGGGGCGTGGTCCACTGATGATGCCGCAGGAATATTGTCTATTATAGATAATACAGGAACATGGACTGATGGAGAAGACATTAATGTTATCGGGTCTAAGAGAGCAGTTATTGATGGGGCTAGTCAGCCATCGTCAAAGACAATAGCAAATGCTTATGGAACTCAGTATGCTCAAACCTTACAACCCAGTGGGGTTTATGATTTTGTAAACTTCAACTTTCAGGGAACAGACGGCATTGAAAAGATGTACGGGGCTAATAATGTAGACAATGCATTTGAATATGACGGTACTACTTTTATAAAAATACGCACAGGGATGGACAACGATACGCCTAAATATGTAGAGACATTTAAGAATCATCTCTTTCTTACTTTTCCAAAGGGTTCACTCCAGAACTCAAGTCTTCAACTTCCAACCATTTTCAGTACAACTGCTGGAGCGGCAGAGATAGTTGTTGGGGATGAGATTACAGGATTATCTATAGAGTCCAAAGATGCTATGGCAGTATTTGGAAGAAACAATATGTACGTTCTCTATGGGACATCATCTGCTGACTGGAACCTGACTACTTTTTATCATGGGTCTGGAGCGGTGGCTGGTACGGTGCAAAAGATGCATACCACTATATTCTTAGACGATAGGGGTATTACATCTGTTGGCGCTACCTTAAATTATGGTGACTTCAAACAAAATATAGTATCTCAAAAGGTCGATCCTCTTGTGCAGAAGTATAAAGATAATATAGCTACCTCACTCAGAGTGAGAGATAAGAACCAGTACAGGCTGTATTTTACTGATAAGACTGGTATAGCGATGACCTATATAAACGGAAAGAATGAGGGAATATTACCATTCACCCTTGCTGATCAGATAGTGTGCTCATGTTCTGCTGAAGACTCGAATGGAGATGAAGTTCTTTACGGTGGGTTTGATGATGGGTACGTCAGGAAGATAGACTCAGGAACTTCTTTCGATGGGGCTACAGTTGCTTCTTTTGTTCGATTGGCTTACTTTCATTACGGAACACCCCAGCTTAAGAAAAGATTCAGGGAGATTCTTTTGGAGTTAGCCGCTGATACAAGTACAACTTTAAATATATATCCAGATTTTAATTACGGAGATACTACAGTTCCTACTTCTACTACTTACGATGTTACTGTAACAAACGACGAATGGAATGTAGATGACACACAGAATGATGCTTTAGGAGTGGCTGTTGTTGACAAGGCAAGAGCAAGAATTAGAGGACAGGGTGAGAATATGGGTATACTCATAAAAAATAGTTCTATCTACGATAAGCCTGTTACATTGCAGGGCGCTGTGATTCAGTATTCTGATCGCGGTATAAAGAGGTAAAGACATGGCAAATACTAATTTAGATATGCCCTCCTATGATGACTGGGTAGCTGGTGGTACTTATCAAACGGGTAAGAAACTCGATCCAAAAGATAAGAACATGAAGAGTTATTATGATAACTATAAAAAAGAGGTTAAGAAACTAATTAATTCTGGGAATACCGCCCATGCTAAAGCTACAGTAGAGAGTCATGGTCATACGTGGAAAGAAGATAAGAAAGACGATAAGAAGAAAGACGATAAGAAAACCACTACAACCACTAAAACCACTTCAGGAGTAGACTATACTGCTCCTACAAAAAAAGTAACCCCTGCCGCAGAGGAAAGACCTACCTATCAGGGTCCAGCGTATGATCCTAATGAAGACATCACTCCTACAGGTATTACTTTACAACCTGTTCAGGATGGGGAATTTGTAGAAAAAAGACTGAGTGAGTTGCTAAATAAAAATAGTCCTTTGTTTAGGGATGCGGCTGAAAATAAGATGCGTCAAATGGCAGGGAGAGGATTAGGAAGAAATTCTTCAATGGCTCAAGAAGAAGTTATGAGGGCTGTCTTTGCTGTTGCAGGTCCGATAGCTGAAGCTGATGCTAGAATGTTAGAGAGGCATAGAACTCTTAATAACACTGCCTATTTCCAACAGATGAATACCCGATTACAGGGGGTTATTCAAAAGGCTCTCACTCACATTGCTGGTGGATATGATATACAAGCTGCCACTATGAAGGATATAACCGATAGATGGAAAGCACAGCTTGATTCTGACTTAAAGGAATACGGTATAGATGTAAGTGCGGCTGTTACAAAATACGGAACAGATGTAGGTTTTGCAAAAACTAAGTATGTTGCTGATATACAAAAGATGCTTGGGATGGAAGGTATAAAAATAAATGCCGCTCAGATACTGGCAGGTATAGAAGATAATGCAGAGGCTACTGCATACATCTGGGATTTAATATTCGGAGACAATCTTGCTCCCGGTGAGTGGCTCGACAAGTGGAAAAAGAAATGGGAAGATAATACTTGATTAGGATTGCTAAGAATAGTGACCTCCCTCAAATAATAAAAGTCTGCAAAGAAGCCCACCAACTTTCAATATCCAAAGATGTCCCTCTTGATGAGAACATCCTAAGAAAGAATACGCAAGTCTGCATTCTATCAGCAGAGCACCTTGTTAATGTTGTAGAGATAGGCGGCGATATAGAGGGTGTCTTTATCGGCGTTGCTAACCAGTTGTGGTATTCCAGAAAGAAACAAGCCGCTGATCTTTTCTTTTATACAACAGATAAAGGAAAGGGTTGGGGGTCTAGTCTGTTACGGCGCTACATTCAGTGGGCCAGATTTAATAAGGGTGTTGCAGAGATTACTCTTGGTGTCATGTCAGGTATTGGAGACATGGAACGAACAAAGAAACTATACGAAAGATTGGGAGCAGTACAAGTAGGCGATAGTTACGTCTTACCCAAGGAGAAATAAATGGGAAGCATTGTAAAGACAATAGGTAAAGTTATTAAAAAGGCAGGGAAACTTCTTAAAAAGATAGCCCCTGTTCTTTTGGTTGCCGCCGCCGCCTATGTAGGCTATGGGTATATGACTGGATTCCAGCAAGGAGGTTGGCCTCAGATAACCGATTGGGGTAAGTCTCTGATGGGTGGTGTATCCCAAGGAATGCCTATATCAGAAGCCGCTAATGCTGCTGGAGGTATGGTAGAAACAGGTGCTTCCACCTTTGGACAAGATGCCGCATTAGGTGAAACTGAAGCATTGATGGAGGGTATGGGAACCCCCGCAGATGCTCTTACGAGAGCATTACCATCTGAGTCTATCACTGGTGAAGCTATTGGAGAGGGTGTAGGCCAGTCTACTGGCGGCATGATTGGTGGGCTTCCATCTGAGGGTGGGGGTTTGCTTAGTCAAATTGAAGATACCACTAATACTAGATTCACTTCATTGATGGATCAGTTCCAGACGAATGTAGGTCCAGATAGTAGAGGGGATGTGGTCAACAAAAGCTGGACTGATTGGATTATGAGTCCTTCTCAAGCTAGTCAGTCGATGCAAACTGGAGTGCCATGGAGTGGCATGGGTGATCAACCAATCCCATTTAATACTGGTCATACGGGGATGATTATTCCTGAAAGTCCTGCCGCCGCTTTTACTGTGGGTGGTGGTGCTAATGTTAC